TTGTTAGAGGTAGGAAAACACTTGCTTGGAAGCAGATAAGACCAAGAAATGAAGCATTAGATACATTAGTATATAACTTTGCTGCTATCTACATCCTGAATCCTAACTATGATTCTATTGAGAACAAAATACTTACCCAAGAGTCAAAACCAAGAGAAAAAACACAAAATAGACCACAAAAGGGCATAAATAGGGGTAATTTCGCTACTTCTTGGAAATAATTGCATTTATTTTCATTATTTTCATAAAAACTATAGATATTTATATATTTATATATATAATTCTAAGTATGTTAAACAAAAAGGAGTCAAACATGAAAACAACTTACAAACTTTATACTGATAATTTTTACATGAAAAATACTTATCTAATGAAAAAAGATAAATATGGAATGGAAATATTTGTCATTGTTAATGGAGTAAATTTATTAATTGCAAAAACTTTTGATAATAAAATAAACTTTAAGCATACAACAAATTTTATAAAATCTATTTCTAATTTTATTCAAATAAATGAAAACAAAGTAGAGTTTGAGTATGATATATATATGACATCTCTTAGTAGAGAAAACTTTTTAAATGAGGTTGATGGATATTACGCTATTAACAAATTTAGATTTCAAGAACAAGATACTGGAGTAACTGTTGGAGTATCTTATAAACAAGATGTCAACTTTATTACTTGGGCAGCATAATCCCACCAAAACCTCTAAGGCTCTTAATTGAGCCTTTTTTATTTTTTCCCTTTTTGATATTGACAATAGCCTATTGCACATTAGTGTTAGATGTAGATATATCTAAAACATTTATGAGGTTTTTGCTTGAGCAACAAATTTGATTCAACAAATTATCCACCCCAAGTTCCTACTGAGCTTCAGTTGGGAGACTTTTGGGCATGGAAAAGAGAAGATTTATCAGATGATTATCCAGTAGCATCTTATTCATTATCCTATGAGTTCAATTTAGTTGATGGTGCTACAGCTTCTAATTTCACATTAACTGCAACTGAATCAAACGATACCTATATCATTGAAGCAAACAACACTGCTTCATACACAAAAGGTAATTACAACTGGGTTTCTTACATGACTAGAAGCTCTGATTCTGCAAGAGTCAAATTAGAAGAAGGTTTTGTAGAAGTTCAGGATAATTATGCAACTACAACTGCTTCAGTTAGAAGTCATGCAAAAATTGTTTTAGATAGTATTGAAGCAGTTATTGAGAACAGGGCAAATATTGACCAATCATCTATGTCTATAGCTGGTAGGTCTTTATCAAGAATGTCTATAGATGAACTATTAACTTTTAGAGATAGATACAAAGCTGAATATCTTAAAGAAGTTAAAATACAAAGAATTAAAAATAAACGAGGGTCAGGAAATACTATTAAAGTAAACTTTGGTAGAACCACTGGCTCTAATCCTAAGAGCTACACATAATGGCATGGTATAACAGAATATTAGGCGTTAATGAGCCTAAGAAAAAGAAAAGACAAGCATATAGAAGAAGCTATACAGGAGCTAATACTGGCAGGCTGTTTGCAGATTTTGTTACCACCTCTACAAGTGCTGATGCTGAAATAAAAGATAACATAAGAATATTAAGAGATAGAGCTAGAGAACTTGCAAGAAACGATAGCTATATAGCACGATACCTTAACCTGATGGTATCTAATGTTATCGGTAAGCATGGCATAAGAGTGAGCTCCAAGGCTAGGAACGATAATGGTTCTTTAGACATTGGAGCTAACCTGCTAATTGAAAGAGCTTGGAAAGAATGGGGTCAAGTTGGCAACTGCACAACTAATGGAAGATTATCATTCTTAGACTGCCAAAAAATATTTGTTGAATCTCTATGTAGAGATGGTGAAGTATTAATCAGAAAAATTAAAAATACTAATTCACCTTTTGGTTTTGAATTACAGTTTTTAGAAGCAGACCATTTAGATGAAAATAAGAATGATGTTTATAAAGCTACAGGCAATAGAATTAAAATGGGTGTTGAAGTAGATAAGTATGACAAACCAGTTGCTTATCATTTATATAAAGACCATCCATACGATAGAGTTTATTTAAGTCAAGCACAACATATTAGAGTTCCTGCTGATGAGATTATCCATGCTTACCTACCTACTAGAGCAGAACAAACTAGAGGTGTTTCTTTGGTTGCTACAGCAATGGCTAATGTGAAGATGTTAAATGGTTATTTAGAAGCAGAGATAGTTGCAGCTAGAGTTGGTGCATCTAAAATGGGTTTCTTTACCTCACCTGATGGTGATGGATATGTTGGTGATGGTGAATACGAAGATACTTTTAATCCAACAATGAATGCTCAGGCTGGTGTATTTGAACAGTTACCTCAAGGTATGGACTTCAAGGCTTTTGACCCTACTCATCCAACATCTGCTTTTGATTCTTTTACAACTAGTGTTTTAAGAAGTATCGCATCAGGTTTAAATATTTCTTATCATTCTCTATCTAATGATTTAACTTCAGTTAATTATTCTTCAATAAGACAAGGTGCTTTAGAAGATAGAAGTATGTATCAAATATATCAACAATTTGTAATTGAGCATTTTGTAAATCCAGTATTTCAGGCATGGTTAGAAATGGCTATATCTACAGGTTATATCAATTTACCTATGGGTAAATATGATAAATTTGCAAGGTCAGTCAATTACATACCAAGAAGTTTTGCTTGGATTGACCCATTAAAAGAAATGCAAGCTAATGTAATAGGTTTACAAAATGGAACACTTACTTATTCTGATATTTCTGCTTCTTATGGTAGAGATACTGAAGAGCTGTTTGAACAACATCAAAAAGAAATAGAACTAGCTAAACAATATGATATTGAACTAGCCTATCAACCATTTGGTCAGAAATTACCTGTAGAAGCTAAGATACAAGGTGGGGAAGAGGAAGAAGATGCCTAATCCAAACGAAGGAATGAAAGTTGAAGCTCAAAGAGGTTTAGACTGGCGTGAAGAACATGGTAGAGGTGGCACTAGGGTTGGAGCTGTAAGAGCAAGACAAATAGTAGCTGGAGAAAATCTATCTGATGATACTGTTAAAAGAATGTATAGCTTCTTCTCAAGACATGAAGTAGATAAGCAAGCAGAAGGTTTTAAACAAGGCGAAGAAGGTTATCCTTCTAATGGTAGAATAGCATGGGCATTATGGGGTGGTGATGCTGGATTTAGTTGGTCAAAAAGATTGGTGGAACAAATGAAAAAAGAAGAAGAAAGAGCTATGCCTGATGCACTTAAACTAGGCGATTTTGTTAGTTGGAATAGTGCTGGTGGAAGAGCTAGAGGAAAAATAATTAAGATAGAAAGAGATGGGAAAATCAATATTCCTAATAGTGAATTAACTATTACTGGAACTGAAGATGACCCTGCTGCACTAATACAAGTTTATAGAAGTGGTGAACCTACAGATATTGAAGTAGGACATAAATTTAGCACTTTAACAAAGATTAATCCCATTAGGGATTTAAACGATTTCAATTCTGATGAATTGGAAAAACATCCTTTATTAACAAAAGAAAGGGAGAAATCTATGAATAAAGAAGATAGACATATCCTTAATGTGAGTGAAACTGATGATAAAGTTATCGTTGAATTTGCAAAGCATGAGGATGTAGAACATGAGGGTGAAGAATTAGAAACAACTGATGAAGTCTCTATGTCCGAATCAAGTGAAGAAGAAAGAAAAGTAATTGATATGCCTATGAAATATAGAACTATTGATTTATCTAAACATTCTTATCTTGATGAAGAAAAAAGAGTAGTTCGTGTAGGTGTTTCTAGTGAAGAACCTGTAGAACGAAGTTTTGGGATGGAAGTCCTAGGACATTCTGCTGATGATATAAACATGGAGTTTATAAACTCAGGCAGAGCACCATTATTGCTTGACCATGATATGACTAAGCAAATTGGTGTAATTGAAGAATTCAAATTAGATGAGACAGCGAAGAGGACAACTGCTGTAGTTAGATTTGGAAAATCTGCTTTAGCTCGTGAAGTATTTGAAGATGTGGCTGATGGTATACGAATGAACATTTCAGTTGGCTACAGAATTGATAAACTGGAACGATATCAAGACAATGATGAGACTTACTATAAAGCTCAATGGACACCTATGGAAGTATCCAGCGTGTCCGTTCCTGCTGACCAAAGTCGACTTGTTGGAGTTGGTCGTTCTAAAGATAAACAACACAAAAACATTGAGGTAAAACTAATGGAAAACGAAAAGAAACAAGATATTAATCTTGATGAAGTTAGAACTCAGACTATTGATGAAGCTAAAGCTGAATTTAAAAGAAACTCAAAAGAGATTATAGATTTAGCAGCTAGACACAATAAAAGAGATTTAGCTGACAAAGCAATCGCTGATGGCGTATCTGTTGAAGAATTCAGAGGTGTATTATTAGAAAATATTTCTAACAACACTCCTTTAGAAACTCCTTCAGAAATCGGTATGAGCAAAGAAGAAGTAAGAGAATTTAGTCTAGTAAAAGCAATTAGAGCTATGGCTAATCCTTCTGACAGAAAAGCACAAGCTGATGCAGCATTTGAATTTGAATGTTCTGCTGAGGCTGCTAGACAGTATGGTAAAGATGCTCAAGGCATCATGCTTCCTGCTGAAGTGCTAAGAAGCTGGGGTAAAAGAGATATTAATTCATCTGATGATTCAACTTTAATAGCTGAAGATTACAGAGGGAATGACTTTATTGATGTACTAAGAAACGAATCTTCAGTAATGCAAGCTGGGGCGACTTTACTCCGTGGATTACAGGGCTCCGTGGTAATTCCGAAGAAGACTGCTTCTGCATCTGCTGGTTGGATAGCAACCGAAGGTGGTGCATCTGCTGAAAGTGAATTCACTTCAGGTTCAGTAACTATGTCTCCTAAAGTAATTGGTGCCCATACTGATGTAACTAGATTGTTACTACAACAATCTTCATTAGATGTTGAGAACTTAATCAGAGATGACCTAACACAATCTATAGCAACTGCTATTGATTTAGGCGCTTTAGCTGGTTCAGGTTCAAGTGGTCAGCCAACAGGTATTGCTAGTACTTCAGGTATTAACACTACAACTTTTGCTGCTGCTAATCCAACTTGGGCTGAAATAGTAGCTATGGAAAGTGCTGTTGCCAATGACAATGCTTTAACTGGTTCTTTAGCTTACATCTGTAGACCTGCTGATTTTGGTACTTTAAAAACAACTGAAAAGGCTACTGGCACTGCTCAGTTTGTTGTTTCTCCTGACAATAGCATGAATGGCTATAATGTTGTCAGAAGTAACCAAGTAACAAGTGGTGATTTCTACTTTGGTAATTTTGCAGACCTATTAATTGGTATGTATGGTGGACTAGATATTACTGTTGACCCTTATGCATTATCAACTTCAGGTGGAGTAAGAATTGTTGCTCTACAAACTGTTGATGTTGCTGTAAGACATGCAGTATCTTTCTGTAAATCATCTGACTAATTAGCTGATGCTTAAATGGAATGGGGGTAGTAATACCCCCAACTTAAATATGAAAAAATATAAAATCTTAATAGATACAATGGCTGGCGGTTCTAAAGTACATGCTGGTGATATAGTTGAACTACCTGAGCATGAAGGTCATGCTTTATGTGGTTATGGCAAAGCTGAAGTTCATACAGCTAAACCTAAAGCAAAAAAAGAAGATAGAAGCGTAGGTTTAGAAACTTCAAAAGTAAAAGCTCCTAAGACTAGAGCTAAAAAATAAATCATGCCTTTAGAGAGTGCATTAGATTTTAACGCCTATGTTGATACAACAACAGGTCATGGTGTTACTGCTACTTTCTTTGAAGTCCAATCCTCATTATGGGATGCAAGACAAGGATTAATTGATACTTGGTTTGATATTGATTCAGGAGATGCCTATAGTGTTAATATCATAATAGACCAAGAATATTTCAATATAGAAGGTGGTACTGTTCCTGTTGCTGGTTATCAACCAAGAGCAATTTTAAAATCATCTGATGTTCCTTATATATCTCAAGAAGATAGATTGGTTGTTGATGCAATAACAACTGATAAAGGTAATATCCTCAAACCTGAAACTACCTTTTTAGTTAAAACAGTAGAACCTGATAATACAGGTTTAGTTTCAGTGGTGTTAGAGGAGCAATAATGTCTCAATTTAGATTAGAAACTGAATTAGATATGGCTGGATATTTAGATATTAATTTTGGTCATGGTGTTTCTGCTGTTTATACAAATAGTGGAACTTCTACAACAATTAATGTAATCCTAAATAATGAATATGTAGAACAAGAAGAAGGCATTGGTGTAGAAGCATTAAAACCAATAGCCTATTGCAGAACTATAGATGTTCCTAATATTGCATTTGGCAATACCTTAGATGTATCTGCAATAAAAGATACAAATGGTAATATACTCAAAGCAGCACAAAATTATACTGTTGTTAATATACAATCAGATAGAACAGGTTTTAGTGCATTAATGTTAGAGGAAGTGTAATGGCAAATCATATAAGACAACAAATAAGAGAAAAGTTTGGTACTACTTTAACTGGTTTGACTACAACTGGTTCAAGAGTCTATGAGTCAAGAGTTTATCCACTAGAAACAGTACCAGCATTAGTTATCTACACTAAGTCAGAAACATCTGAGCCTATAGTGATAGGCACTGATAGAGTTATGAGTAGAGAATTATCAGTAGTAGTAGAAGGATATGCAAAAGCTACTAGTAACTTTGATGATACTATTGATACAATAAGCAAAGAAGTTGAAGAAGCAATAGCAGCAGATAGAACTTTAGATGGATTAGCTAAAGACTGTTATTTAGAATCAA